GGTGTTATTGATTTTGCTAGAGCAATACTAAGAAAGGCGCAAGAGCAATGAACAATAAACCAGTAGCGTGGATGTATGAAAAACCTAATGGGGCATCAAAGCTATCTTTTGTTAAAGAAAAAATGCTTTGGGAAGATATGACTGAAACTCCACTCTATGCCCATCCAGCAAAGTATTGCCCATCAGAAAACAACGAGGCTTATGAAAAAGGATTTATTGATGGCATGGCTAAGATGACTGAATCTGCAGTGCATCGTGCTGTTGTGGGTATGGCAGTAAAAGAACTAACAGATGAAGAAATAAACACAGAGATGCTTGCGTATTTAAACTCAAAAACAATGGGCTTGGAAGATTTTGCCAAAGCCATACTAAGAAAGGCACAAGAGAAATGAAGACTATAAAGTTAAAGAAAGATGATAAAACATTCCATCAGTTTATTGTGCCTGACTCGGTATTAGCTCTTGCTGAGAAACTTGGCATAGATAAAAATCAATACATAATAGAACGAGCCAAGGTAGAGCTAGAAGAAAGAAAGGCACAAGAGAAATGACCACATTCACAACCGAAGACAGGCTACATGCGGGGGAATACCCTTTAACCGATGAGCAAATTAACGAGATATTAGAGTCGTTGGATGTGTATATTGACACTCATGCAGGTGTTATGCAGTTCGCCCGTGCCATTGAACGCGCCCACGGAATAGGTGAATGAGCTTTACCATTTACCAGGCAGACGGACGCAAGTGTATTCAATGGTTCTTTAATATAGAAGAACTTATTAAAGCAATGATTAACAACCCTAACGATAGGTATCACCGTAATGTTAATGCTTAAATGGTCAGGAACGGCTCTGTGCCTCATAGGGATAGCTTTAACCAGTTTTAATATCTACCCAGCCAATATTTTTTTTGGCTTGGTAGGGAGCGTTTTATGGACGTTTGCGGGCTTTCTACAACAGGATGCTCCGTTATTTTTAGTTGAGGCAGTAGCAGTATTTATTTATATAACAGGAGTCATAGCATGGTTGATGTAAAACGAGTGAACCATTACAAGATTGAAGACGCAATCATGCGTTTTTGGAATGTAAAGGATCATATTAAATTATTGACTGAGAAGTACATAGATCATCCAACACCAATGACTGAGGATGAGATGTGGAATCAGCTATCTGCATTAGAGGCTATGGTTGAACTTTACATTGACGCTGGCATGGACACCTACTGCAAGGTGTTTGAGCTAAACGAATACGCATCGGATGAAGTAAAAGCAAACCGGGCTGAATGGGTGAAAAACATAACCAAGAACCAAGATTCTTGGGAAAAATTATTTATGAGTACAACGAGGGTAGTCAAAAAGAAAGGTAAAAAAAATGCAAACTCCATCAAGCAACGAAGATAAACTTGCCTGGTGCAAGCAAGGAGAGAATCTTGAAAAAGATTTTATTGTAAGGTCTTTTGATAGCGGTATATCTGTTATCAAAAACCCAACAAAAAACCTAGACAAATATACGCATGACTTATATGCCATATTTCAGTCTGATTTGAAGTCAATTAAAACTCCATTCAATACTGCTGGGCGATATGGAATAGATGCAAAGTATGCAATAACTATTAATAAAAAAGATGTTGTAAGGTACAAGAGCTTATATCCAAACATTATGCTGCTATTGGATATAGATTACCCATCTTACAAGGGCGTTAGACTTGCGTCAATCAATAGAATTTCATGGCTTATAGAGCATGATCGAGCTAAGACACATACCTACAAAGATAGGGTTGATGATATAAACGGCAACGCAAAAGATAGTTATGTGTTTGATTTAAGATGGTTTGATGAGGTGAAATTATGAAAGATTATCAAAAAGGATATTGGCAGGGGTACTGGTCTGGATCATTGATTGGAATTATTGCTTGTATAGTTGGACTATACGTCGGCACTTATTCTAGGACGGCTTGCGCCCAGGTGCAAAGCTGGGAAACCAGTCCACAGAACTGGCGTAACAGCGAGCAGAATTGGGAAAACAGCTCACAGAATTACAATAATAGCCCGCAGAATTGGAATAACAATCCAAACAATTATTATTCAAACAATGGGGTTTACGATAATAGCGGAAGACGCATGGGGTATGAAACAATAAACCCTAGCGGAGTAAGAAATTACTACGACGATCATGGAACCAGAAGAGGATATAACCCATATGGAAGATAAAATAGTTGACTATGTGCAACCACTGTTAAAATTAAAACAAAACATTAAAAAATTAGAAGATGCTCTACTAGAAAAAGACATTAAAACAGTAGAGTTTGTAATTGAACAAAACATGATTGAGAACATTCTGCTGCGTAACTGGATCCGATATGATAATCACCAATAAATATAATTTACCCAAGACATTCATGAACATCATGAATCGCCCAAGCTATACTAGAGGGGCTGCACACATTTCTGCTACCGGATTGTTGAGTAGCCCTAGGATTGTTCAGCTAACCAATAAACACGATGATGAAATTGTTGTGGATGTAACGGATCAGATTTGGTCTATTTACGGCACAGCAATTCATAGTGTACTTGAGCATGGACGGGACGACAATCACATTGTAGAAGAGCGTTTACATGCTGATCTTGATGGATGGAAGATCTCTGGAGCAATTGATCTGCAAATAATCCACCAAAATGGCGTAGAGATTAACGACTATAAGAATGTAGGCGTATGGTCTGTAATGAATGAGAAGATTGAATGGGAACAGCAGTTAAACATCTACGCCTGGCTGGTTGAGACTATTAAACAAACACCAGTTGTAAAGCTTGCTATTGTGGCTATCATCCGTGATTGGAGTCGTCGTGATGCAAAGAACAAACCAAACTACCCAGAGGCTCCAGTTGCTGTTATTGATGTCAAACTCTGGCCGATGGCAGAGCGCGAGTGTTTTATTCGTACAAGAATTCATATTCATTCTGAGGGCAAGTTTGCAACAGATGCAAATGAAGAGTTACCATTATGTACACCCGCTGAAATGTGGGAAAAGCCAACGACTTATGCAGTAAAAAAAGAAGGTGCAGCAAGAGCAAAATCAGTCCACGGCGATCTAGAAGAGGCTGAAGAGGCAACATTAAAAGCTGGTAAAGGATATGCGTTAGAGGTTAGAGAAGGGGAGCGTACTCGATGTGCTAATTTCTGCCAGGTAGCGCCATTCTGTAGTCAGTACAAGAGTTACTTAGAGGAAAGAAATGGCAACTAAAGCAATACGCAAAAAAGTTACCAAGCCCGACTTCATTCCAATTGGAGTTACCCCGCTGGATACAGGTAAGGTCAAGATAGGAATTTATTATGAGAAACCAAGGTATGTTGAGTATGACCCCGATATGCTAGAAATTCAGAAATGGATGATTGGTGATCCAGTAAAGTTGCGTAGAGAATACTGGATAAATGTGGCATATATTTTGGGATTGGTTTTTGTATTGTTGGTAATTATTTTAAGGGGGTAAACATGAAAGCAAATGACCATCAAATAGGAGGAGATCACTATGCTAGAAACGCTATACAGCCTTGGGATTACATTGTATCCAATGAACTTGGCTACCTTGAGGGAAACATTATCAAGTACACCACCCGTTGGAGAAGAAAAGGCGGAATTGACGACCTTAGAAAAGTCATCCACTACGCAGAAAAGTTAATTGAAGTAGAAACATTAATAAAACTAAAAGAGGAACATGATGGAATACAAACAACTACGAGAGATTGATGTCTCTAAATACACGGAGAAAAAGAATGGGCTTACATACCTTTCATGGGCATGGGCGGTTGACCAGCTACTGTTATCTGATCCAAAAGCTTACTGGTTTTATTCAGAACCTAAACACTGGGGCGAAACAGTAATGGTATTTTGTACCGTAGTTTCAAATGATGTAGCCCGTACAGCACAGTTACCAGTGATGGATTATCGCAATAAAGCAATACCTAACCCAGATGCATTCGCAGTTAACACGGCTATGCAACGCTGTTTGGCTAAGGCTATTGCCCTGCATGGCATTGGGCTATACATATACAACGGCGAGGACGTTCCCCCTGAGCTTGGTATTGATGTAAAGCAAGATGCACCAAAAAAGCCTGAGCCAGCAGTCAAATCAGCCTATAAGACTGTTGGCGTAACTCCCGATCCAAAACCACCAGTTAAAGTAGAGCCAGCACCTAAGCCAGCACCAGTTAAAGGATGGACTCTATCTGCTGACCATCAAGAGTTTGGTAGTCCTGAGTGGGTGTTAGCAATTAAAGGTGGTGCAGAGGCTGCGTTAGCTCTTGCAAGTACGGTAGACGATGTAGCAAACATCTTTAAAAACAATCGAGTCTCTTTTGACAAGATTGAAGAAGTAGATAAGAACGCTTATGCGGATCTTATGAGTAATTTTTCATCAACAAAAAAGTCATTAACTAAGGAGTAATACACATGGCATACCCAAACAAAGGTACATTAAATGTATCAAAAAACAAGAAAAGCGAGAAAGCCCCAGATTGGTACGGCGATCTTAAGATTGATCCGTCTTATTTAGAGAATTTAGCCCCAGATGCAGATGGTTTAGTTGTTGTAAAGCTATCAGCCTGGGATCGTACTTACCCAAATACTGGCAATAAGTTTTTGTCTTTAGCCGTGGATACCTATGTAAAACCAGAGGAGAAATTACCTTATGAATAACGCACAAAAACCAGCAGTAATTGCCAAGAAACGTGGCCGTCCAGCTGGAGTTAAGAATAAATCTGTAGCTTATGTACCAGCAAAAATTGATTGGGAAAAGCTTGCTAAGCAATTACAGGTGGCTCTTGCCTCTCAGATCAAGGATAACGATATTCTTGAGGCAGAACTATCCAGAAAGCGTACTCTCTGGGAGCGTTTAGTTTGCCTAGGAACTGGAACCGTATAAATGGAAACTAGCCAATTTGAGGCTAAAAAGGTAGCTCTCAAGCAGACCAAGGACGGTCATGTACTTACCCTAGCAATTCACCCTGATGAGTCTCCAGACGAGATTCTGAGGGATTTTGTGGGGTCTAGGTATATGGTTGTCATGGTCAGGCTAGGGGATGCCGAAGAGCCAATGAACCGAGAAGAGTTTGCGGGCGCGCAAATGGTAAAGCTTGCCGGAATGTTATGTAGGGATAAAGATTTTTGGAATTATCTACACGACACTGGTCAGTTATTTGAAAAAAGCGAAAATGAATGTATTAGCTGGGTTCAAAACTATCTATGCATTCAATCAAGGTCTGAACTTAAGATAAACAAAGTAGCTCAAGATGCGCTTAAAGAGTTATACACGGAGTTTAAAGAATGGAAAAATTAATTCCATATAGCCTATATCTGTACCCAGAGCATGTTCAAAAAATGAGGGGCTTAGCAAAAAACCGCAAAGCTTCTGGATTTATTAGAGATGCCCTGACCGCTGCTTTTGATAAGACCGATGAATATCAAACTGGATACAACAAAGCATTGAGAGATGCTTGTGATGTTATTAGATCTACCAAAGAGGCAAAAATGATGCTTGTTCAAGAAGAACCATTGGATAAGTTTTTAATGAAACAGTTGAGGGATCTGGAGGGATAATGTTTACTAAAGAACAAGAAGAGGCGGAAGATTTTGTCATCAAAGTTTACCAATTTTTACAACAAGAGAATCCTAAATATACAGTTTCTTTTTTTTCTTTTTTAACTCTGGCCGCAGTTATCTCACATGAAATGGGAATGAGCAGAGATGAGTTTATTCATTACGCTGATACTGTTTTAGAAAACAACAGGGATATGAAAATGTCTGAACTACAATGAACGATAAACAACACATGAGATTTTTGGCTGCTTGCTTTGCTATTGTTGGGGGCAATTCCCCAAAGATGGCTATAGCTATTGCAGATGAATTAATAGAGGAGCTTGAAAATGAAAAAGATACTGATAATGGGATTGCTGCTGTTATCGCTAAACGTCCACGCAAAAGGAGTAATAGCTGAAGTTATAAACGATAGTGGCGGTAGTATTGCCTTGACGGATATGAAATGCACCACAATTGCTGGAACTTTTATAGCTTACTCTTATGCTAAAAATGGACAATCAATACTGGGATGTTGGTCTTCTGACGATACTAGGGTATTTGTACGCTGGTCTGATGGGGATCTGCGCTCCTATCCTATTGAATTATTTAACTTAAAACAAAAGAAAAACTATTTATGAACACTGCTGAAATAGAAGAGGTTATACTAGCCCTTAGAGCTGCTGGAGCTTCATGCCCGCAGTATGAAATTTTACCTGATGGAAGTTATCACTTTTTTACAAACAATGGACAAGAAATACAGAATCCTCCAGTACATAGCCCAGAATCCGGGAGTGACATCAGCTGACATCAAAGTAAATCTGAGCAGATCTTCTATTGGGGTTTACGCCCGCATGCTTTTAGATGAAGGTATTGTTCAGAAAAATGATGCTGGCGAATGGAGTTTGGCTGATGGGTACATTATGATGCCAATAGTAAAAGAAGAAACTCCGTTAGATATTGTTGAGAAACAAATTCGTAAAATGATAGAGTTAAATGACCAAAGATGAAAAGATCGCATTTGACAAGATTGCAAGACTCGGATGTATTCTCTGCTCCTCAGTCCTTGGGTTTGAAGGTAGCCCAGCAGAACTGCATCACATCAGACGGTTTGGTGGCAAAAGGTCTGCATCCCCAGTCATACCACTTTGCCCAGAGCACCATCGTGGAAACAGTGGGGTTCACGGATTGGGTGCAAAAGGTTTTGAACGTAAATGGGGAGTTACCCAGGAGGGGCTCTTGGAGAAGGTCAATCAAAGATTGGGAGACCAGACAACACCAAGGGAAACTAAATAAATTTCAGAAGATAGCTAGAAAGATTATTTAAAGTTCTAAGGGATCAAACCCCAGCTCATCTGATATAACCTTGGTGCGCCGCCTGAATTCAGCGTCATGATGGCTCCATTTAAGAGTTTTCCATCGGGACATGTGAACGCACTCATGAATCAAAACACGGATTACTGTTGATAAATGCCCGCATTTCTTATCTGAAATAGTAATGATATGCTCATAGTCTTCCCCATCATCATAGAGATATGTTCCCATAGTCTCTGGGTCTGAATCCACAATAAACTTAATCTGCTCTGGCAATGGCATGGGCCACTTGTGAAAGGGCTTCATGCAATAAATTGCAGAGTAAAGGTTTCTGAGGATGGCTGGTGTTAATTGCATTATTAAACTTTGTTTATGCACCCGCGGAACTCAAACTCGTCCTCGTCACATACCTGTATTAGCTCTGGAAGCATTAGTCTACCACGCTCCCATGACAGTAGGGCAAACCCTGATCTCCAGTCTTTTGGGTTATCTTCTGTGTATCCCATGAACTGATTGCCATGAGGATCCGCAAGAGTGCCTGTTTGAACGCCATAGCGCGTTCCGTTGTAATCCGTGAAGGGTTGTACTGCCAAATTGTGTGTATGCCCTGTAACCATGTTTACGCCCGAATTAAGGGTATTGGCTCTACCGGCACCAAAAGAACCTTTCCACCGGTGCTTGATACAGGTATCCTCATTAACCCAATATGACCAGCATGGTTTCCACAAAGGAAAATGGTCTTTAAGGGTAAACCCTGATACTCCCTCGTACATTCCAGTTTGAGCTGATAGGAAGGTTTCAAAGCGGGCATCATGATTACCCATAGTCCAGATTAATTCAGCGCCTTTAGAGGCAGATTCAATCTCTCCCATGAACTCTTTACAAGCCTCTAATTCCTCTTTAACAGTAGGGCTTTTCTCCCAGCCGATACGGGCATGACGGCTAGCTTGAGAGCCATCAAATACATCTCCATTAGCCACCACTACTTTTGGTTTAAATTCTTTAATAATCATTAGCAATGCTTTAAAGGCAGTAGTGTAGTCACCAGGCCAAAAGTGTGCATCTGAGAAGACTACAATACGACCCTTTTCCATTTCAATGCCACGTCGAGCATGACCTGGTGTCTGTTGTAACTTTTTTAGAGGAGAATTACGGGTGTCATTTAGGGTTGGAAGTTCAATTTTTAGACGACTTTCAATGCTTCGTCTTCTGTTATAAACAGATCTAACGCCCATTTTATGGGTCTTAGCAAATATCTCTGGGCTTCCAATCTTATGCCACTCTTCAATAAACTGATCGTCAGTTAAGTAATAACCTTGCATGTGATTTCCTTATATGTTTTATAAAGCTTTAAGCATATTACATTGATTTTTAAGGAAATTATATAGTATTAGGGAAAGTCCCTATTTTTTTATAGACTTTCTCATTTCTTCCACTTGGCGAGTCATATCAGACATTAATATTTTTAAGCGATTCATTTCTGCCCGCTTATCCTCTGGATCAATATCTTTACTCTGCTCAATCATGCGAGATTGTTTACGCAATGCAGCCAATTGTTTTGAAGTTTGATCGTACATTTTGGCAACCATAATATCGTCACCTTTATCTTCATAAATTCGCTGTACTTTCTCGCTATCACCAAGCTCTGCGTAATGACGCATATCTGCCATAGCTGATTGAATGCGGGCATTGTTGGTATAGAACTGGGTCATATACTTAGATTGGGTTTGTGGCTCTGTCTTAATAAACCCAAGACCAACAGTATCAATAATAGGCTTGCGTACTTTTGTACCCTCAGTAAATGGCTCTACCGCTAAGTCTGCTGTAGATGCGGCAGTAGCACCTAACCATCCAAGATAAGCTTTAAGTGCATAGTCAACTTGAATTGGAGATACGCCTTCTGCCTGGGGATTAAATGTCAGGATCTGAGCCGCAACCTCAGAAATACCGCCAAGGGCAATTGCTAGTCCGCTGGTATTACTATTAATACGCTCTTGCTTGGATAGGTTTTCCATGCCACCAGACTCAATAGGAGCACCAGTAAAGCTATCTTTATTAGCATACAAATCAATTAATGGTTTAACCATTTGTGGCATAGGATTTAAAGAGAATGTATCTGCCAGCATAGAGTGAAAGCGTTGTGCAAATACTTTACCCTCTACGGAATCGTCCGCAATCTGCTCATAAGTGCGCTCAGCAATAGTGCCCAAAGCACCAATTTCAAATGGCTTAGGAATACGGAATTGAACATCATCTATTTTGAACCACCAGAAATTATCACGATCCCAGTCTTCACGGCGCTGGAAGTCTTCATCATCCTTATACATTCCATACAAAGCAACGCTAGCCAACATAACAGCACTAGAAATAGTCATAAAGCGTTGTGCTTTTTGTCTATCATTTAGGTCTGTAACTGGATCTCCAGTTGTTGCATTGCATAGAACCCTATAAGTAGGAGTTACTCCATCCTTACCAAGTTTGTATAGACCCTGTAAGCGGGCGTTAAAAAACGGAACCACTGACCCTAAGACCTTAATGGTACGGAATTGACCTTGCATAGAGAAATCCATAAGGTCTCGAGCTGCAAAAGACGCTTCTAAATGGCTCTTACCGCTGTCAATTAATTTTTGGTACAACGCTAAACGGTTGGCATTCTCAAACTTGTTTCCTAGCTCATTGTATTTATCTAACAGCCCTTGAAGATTAGCTTTAATCTTAGCTGGTGTATCTAGGATTTGATTGGCGTTTACGCCTTTGTCAATCAATCGTTTAATTAACTTAGCCTGGTTTCCTTCATGAGCTGTACCCATTTCAAAGATACCGCCACCAACTAACGCAGACATAAAGGTAGGGTTATCTTTAGTACCCATCTTCAGACCTTGATATACGTTATCCAAGATATTGTTTCCAAGAGGCGAAATAGCGGCTGACTGAATAGAATCACGAACTAAGTTGCGTACTTTATAGGCAGGACTAAGGGTAATCCCGTATCTCAACGCATTAGTAAACCCTTTTGCTACATCTAAGAATGCAGACTTAGGGCCGAGATAACTAATAGTAGAGATAGCATCTACAAGATCTGGATCAGTCAATAGGTAATGCACTGGTTTGCCATTTTCCATAACCTTAACGGAACCAGGAGGATACTTGCCATCCATTGGTTTAACTATCTCAGCAGCTTTCATGCTCTCTGCTGCTTTAACTGTAGACACGGCTGCTTGATTCTTCATGGACGCAGATAGAATATGCGACCAGTTCATCAAGACGTTTTCCATTAGGTCATTAGTCTTTTTGTCTCCACCCTTGAGAGCTTTACTAAACTCTTGACCAGTTAACTTAGATGCAGTGCTGACTGACTGCACATCTCCACCTTCCATTTGTTTATAGAATGGAATGTAATAGATGTCATTAGCAAACTTATCAAATCCTTCTTGGTCAATAATCCCAGCGTCTAAGGCAACCTTAAGCACAGAACGGTTTAATGCATTCTCTTCCTTCAGGGCTTGCTCGTAGACTGCTTTTCTTGGCTTTCCATTAAGATCGCCATTAGCTAGCTTATCTCTATCAGCTACCAAGTCTTCGCTAAATGACCGCTTATCTGCTGGCATGCGGGCATCACGATTTAAAGCTTTCCAGATCTGATACTGATCTACTTCAGAACCTACTGGTGCAAGAATATCCATAAGACCTTTAGAGCCTTTGACAATATTTAAAGCGCCACCATCATTAACTACTTGTCCATGCTCTAGGAGACCTTGTAATGCCCCGTCAATAGACTTAGATAGGCGGGCTTGCATGTAGGACTTTTCATCATACTTTCTGATAGCCCGAAACTCATCAAATACGCCAGTCATCATGCGGTCAAAGAAACCTGTTTTTAAGTTCTCAAACTTCTCTTTAACAGTAGCTTTCTCTTGAGTAAACTGCTTGATAATCTTATCAGCGTACTCTTTATCTACATTGTTTAATGAAGATTTAAGCTTCTCTTTAGAGGGAACTTCAGCACGGATGTCTGGATTGGTAACATCAAATGTACCTTTATTCCCGATAGCAGACTTGACTTGAGTTGGTTCAAATGCTACTGCAACAGAATGACTAAAATTACTATCAACATTTTTTTTAATTATTAACCCATCATATCCTTCTTTTTTTGCATCTAAAACAACTTTTCCATTATTTTCATCCAATAGGTTTTCTGGTGAAAAATAATCATCATTTTTTGTAATGTCAATAATTTTTGGATTTTGTAAAGATAAATAAACTGGAACAATATTGGCTCCAGCCTTTACCTCTTTTGTAAATTTAGACTTAGGGTTCCATTCTGAAACAGCATTTGCCATTGAGTCAGAATATATTCCAGCCATTCTTGGTCGGTTTGTAAAATAAAAACCTTTAGAGGTCTCTGGGAAATTTTTGCCAATTTTATTTTTATCAAATTGAAAAATGTCTGAATTTGTACCGTGGTACATGACCATTGGACTGCCATCTTCATTAACAGCCTTGCTTTCACCAAACCACTTTTTGAATGCACTAGTCTCCGTATTAACTAATGCTCTAAAGTCGCCTTTGCCTTCCTTGGTAGGTTTAAGTTCACCAGCCTTAGCTTCACCAAAGATATCGTCTGCAGTTCTGTATCCTTGTCCACGCAAGAAGTTACCAATACGCTTGAGCACATTAATTGCCTTAGCCATAATTTGTTTGATAGCGCCAGGCTGAGTTGTCATATCAGCAAACGCATGAGCAATAGCTTCCTCTAATTGAATCTCTGGAGTCTGATTACCATATTTTTCTGGATTAGCAATGTCATACTTTTTCATCCAAGTAGACTTAGCCTTAGCCTCCAACATAGACCAATCTTTAGCTGAGAAGAATCCTAGGTCTTTCATGGCATGTAAAGTTTCGTGCGTCATTGTGCGAATCATATTGTCGCCAGCCAATGACAGGGAAATCATCTTATCAAAGTATGCACCATTGATATCTTCCATCTTGCCATCAACACGGCGTTGCAATGAATCAGCAATTCTAAGGCTAACATCTTTCAAACCCATGCTATCTAATGCTTTTCTGATGCCAGCAATAAGCTTGTCCTGATCCGCTATAAACTTATCAGAGTATGGGGTAGAGACTTCAGCACGGAAACTAGGATTTACTGGCTCTTGATAAGCATATTCTGCAGGGGTTACTGCACCCGCTGGGACTGCACCACCTTCAGGAATAAATTCAGGAGGCGCAATTTGCTCTTCTGTTGGGATGGCGGATTTAAGTTGTGCTAGGTATTCTTTACGCTTTTGGATCTCTTCATCACGAGACATGTAAGCTTGATCCAATGTTTGGAACTTAGCTTTTGCATCTGCAGAGTACGGAGTATCTACGGGTATACCCTCATATACTTGTGCAAACTTATCTAATAGTGCATTGGTTCCACCATTATCATCGGGATTATAAAACTCTTCATCAGACAAGAACCCTGCTTCACGAGCAATAGCCGCCAAGTCATCTGGGTGATAACCCTTTTCCTTGCTATTGATAAACATTCCCTTGTTTTTTGACGCAGGAACAGCCATATTTGGATTGGCTCCAGGCTGGATGAACTGTGAATAATAGTAGCTCTGTAGTGGATGATCTTGTAAGAACTTCTTGAATGCTGCGCTGTCCTTATTATATTGAACTGATGCAGTTTCATATTCTTTTCGTAGCTTGGAAAGATCTTTTTCCATAGCTTGAGTTTCTAATGCGTATACATCTAACTCATTAGGGTTGATGACGGCGTTCTTATCAGTCGGCATGACTGTCTTTTTAGTGCCATCTTCTGCTACATAGTTAACACCGCTACCAGTTTTATTGGGAGCGCCTTCGTAGAACTTAACACCTTCTACTGGGTCATATATAGCAATCGTTTGTGTAGGAGAACGCAATGGTTCAATTGGGCGTGGAGGCATATATACGCCACCTTGTAATTCGCCCGCTTTAAATGCTTCCTCAGCTTGCTGGCGACGAGCTTGTTGCTCTTTAGTAACCACTTCCTTGTGCTGAAAAAACTTCTGCATTGTCGGAGAATTAGCGCGGGCTTCAGCCCATCGAGCTTCATTAATGCGAGCTTGATCTGCTGGATCAGCAAAAGCTTCGGTAGTTTGTGTAGGCTGTGGAGTAAGAGGCGCAATAGCCTGTGGTGCAAGAGCTTGGTTTAATCCCTGCTGTGACATCTCTGCTACTGGATTTTGTCTAAACTGATTCTGCTCACTTGGGAAAGAAGTAGATCCATCTGGATGGACAATAATAGGGGTTAACCCGTATGTCGTAGGAGCGGTTACATTAGGATCATATCCAAGTGCTTTAGGCTCATTTGCTGTTTCAATCTCAATTTGTTGAGGCTCACCAGTTTCTTGAGCTTTTTGCTGTGCTAACAAAACCTTTTGGCGGGCATCTGCTTTATTAGATACACGACCAAGAATACCCAGTGGGCCTAGTAAAGATACATCAAACGCAGTTTCACCATACTCACGCAATGCATCTGCATCAGTTAGAGATAACCCTGCATTTGCTCTTTCAAGCATTTGCTGTCCTATTTCTGTTGGGATCTGCGATGCGGCTCCCATAGCAGTACCTTTAACTGCTGTCCCCAATCCAAGTTGTTTAATGCTTGGTAGGAATGTCTCTCTAGCTAGCTTCTCTGCGGCTGCACCTTCTCCAGCTGTAAGTAAACGCTCAACCGCTGGCCCAAATACTTTACCAGCAACTTTACCGCCAAGAGGAATAAATGTAGAGGCAACATCTAATGCTGCCATAGGTACGGCATAGGCGGCGGCTTTGCCACGATTAATATCTAGCTCTTGACCTTTTTCTTGCTGGGCTTGTGCTTGGCGCTGAATGTTACCGCCATAGGATTGAATTAAAGTGGGCATAGCTACACCAGCAATACCTCCCAATACCGTACCCACACCTGGTACTACTGATCCCGCTGCAGCCCCTGCTAAACCGCTTGCTACAGTGGATCCAAGGTTGGCTCCCTGCTCTGCAATAGCTTTAGGGATCTGGCTTACTAACTCTTTTCCAGCACCTAGAATGCCCTTGTCAGCATAAGCTTGTTTAACTCTTTCTAAGCTAGCACCTTCACCATATTTTGCTTCAATAGCGGCTTGACGTTCTTGAGCTGCTCTAGCGGCTTCTTCTGGAGATCCAGTAAAAGACTCAATAGCAGTTTGCCCGGTTGACTTAAGTTGTTCCAGCCCTTTTTTAAAAGAGCCAGATATACCTTCTTGCTTTTTTTCTTCCTTAATGTCGTAGTTAAGATCCCAAGGATCTTTAGAAGATTTAGCGTAATCTTCATCCCAAGGATTTTTAGCCATTAGATTTTTTCCCAGTTATTCTTATCGTTAGGGTTTCCGCCTTTAAATTTATATCCACCTTTTGTGGTTCCAATTGCAGGAGCGCCTGGATAAACTTGAGGAGTAGATGTTGGTATGTTGGCAGACCTTGGATACGCTTCTTGCTTCAATGATATCATTTCTGGGCTATTTAATAGGTTATACAACTCTTGCTCATAAGCTGGAATTTTTGCTCCAAAAGCTATATTTGGATACTTTTTAAGCAACCCAGCTCTTATGTTTTCTGCAGCTCTATTATAATCATCACGAGCTAAACCAATTTGTCTTTGTGCAAATTCATCGCCACGCTGTCCTTGCTCAGATTGCCTTTGGCCGAGCATAGCAAGATTATGTTGTCTTTGTTCTGCAAGAGAGGCGGCTGAAGCTTCAGATGCAGATTTGTATTTAGCTAAACCTAGCTCTCCAGACATTAGATCACGCTCTTGCTCACGAATTCCTTTTAGACCTTGTGCATAAGCTTGTGTACCCTGCATAGCGCCTTGACCAATGTTAGCCATAGCATATGGAGATGTACCGCCAAGCATGCCAAGACCAGCTTGTAGGATAGCCAAAGCCTTATTTTCAGCTTTAGCTTCTTTAGATTCCGCTCTTCCAGCCTCAATACTCTTTCTTAGCATATCAAAGTAATCTTCTTGTGCAGATTTCTTTTGATCTGAAGACATGTTGTCGCTAAGTATTGGAGCATTAGGGATTGACGCTCTAGATGGATTTGGATTCAAACTGTAAGGAGATTTAGTTGATGCTGGCGCTGCTACCATTGGGGCATCAGATTTTGCAGGAACAGTTTTTGCTGGCTCTGCTTTGGGCTCAACTTTAGGTGCGCTAGTATCAGTCATGCTGACATTCTTGCGAGCATTGCTAGCTGCATTAAAATCAGCGGCTTGTTTCTCTACTGGCGTTTGACCCCATTTGCGAATAGATTCCATAGGATCTAAAACTAATTTAGTAATAGGATCATAGTTTCGTGGGTCAGTAAAAGCTTTACCTAAATTCTTTACTCCCTCTGATATTGCACGACTGCGTTTTAGGTACGGATTATCATAGTCATATTGGTCTGCCATTGATCGATCATCTGCATTGCTAGAATCATCATAGCCTTCCACCAAGCTTTGTTTATCAATGCCACTGTAACCCTTAACATCGCCACCTTCAGCGTACTTCATATAGCCATGAGTTTCTTTTGGTAAGGACGCTAATCCACGCTCACTAGATAAAGCTTTTCTTACTGCGCCTGGGCCAGCATTGTAAGCGGCTAAGGCTAGTTGTGGATCTTTGAATGCATCCAATTGTTTCTTTAAATAAGTAGCGCCACCCAAAATGTTTTGATATGGGTCTGTACGATCTACGCCTAGTTCTTTAGCTGTGGCAGCCATCAATTGCATTGGGCCATAAGCACCCGCTTTAGATTTAGCAGTAGCAGGATCTTTTAAGCCACCAGATTCTTTATATAAAGCATGAAGCATTAAGTTGGGATCTAGTCCTACTTGCTGTGCTGCTTTAATAGCGTCTGCTTCATATGGATGTGAGCCTTTTGGAGTAGCTGGAACTGGTGCTGTAGGTTCGCCCCTAAACTTAGAAACTAAACCACGGATTCCTAACATACCAGAGTCCATTAATTCTCCAAGCTTAGACTTTGGATACAATCTAGCCATCTCTTCGGCTTCAGACTCTCCGCCATCTAATGCTTCTGTATCATACATACCGCCACCAGCAAAGGCTACGATACCGCCGCCAGCATACTGTGGCTCACGAGTAGGGATCTGAGCTACGCCAGTTTCTTGCATCTGGGTTGGTAGTTGTGGAATTGGATTTTCTGCTTGAGCATTCTTTTGCATGATCTGTTCCATCACGCTATTTTGTTGACCGCCTTGTTGCATAGCTCTCATACGAGCAGTAGCGTCAGCCATCTCAGATTTCTTACTTAGGATTGGGGCTACCATCTCTTTGCTGATTTGCCCGTTCTGAGCCATTTGCATAATCAGAGTTTGCGGTAACTTTGCCAAGTCGTCTAACGAGCTGGATTCCTGTTTGATTGCACTAAGAATACTCATAATTAACCTTTGTTATATAGGCTGTATAAGCCCAATAAAGAAGTTGCACCGCCAGCTAATTGGCTAGCCATACTTGGGGCTGGAGCTGTGACAGCAGATGTAGATGCGCTTTGATTTACTGGAACACCAGTAAGAACACCTTGCATACCGCCAATTTGCTGTTGACCAAAGTACTGCTTGTTCATTAGATCTTGGTATCGTGCGTCTATTCCTTGCTGAGCCAATGCGCGCTCTGAAGATCCTTGTGCGCTCATTGCTTGTAAACGAGCAAGATCTGAAGCTTGTTGTTGTGTACCCAACTGACCCAAAGTAGCTGCCGCTTGGTTTGCTCCAGCATAGCCAGCTTGCTGTGCGCCAACACCTTGTAGACCAACTTGAGCACCTTGCATACCTTGTGCAGTGCCTTGTAGCCCTGTTTGATAGGCTTGATTTGCTGCACCAATGCCTTGTAGACCAGTTTGTAAACCTTGTAATCCTAATGTAGACCCAAACTGCTGGGCTTGTTGAGCTTGTTGAAATGCGTTTTGATAACCAGTTCCAATAGCTTGGTTCATGGCAGTACCCATATTTCTATAATTTTCAGCATTCATTAATGCTTCACGACTTCCACCAAATGCACCAGCACGAGTAGCGTTACCTTGCTGCTGTGTGCCAGTAATACCATACTGACGACGCATTTCATCAAGCTGTGGATTTAATGCATTCTGCAAATAAGGAGACATATATGCTTGTTGAGCATATGGATTAGTAGCCATCTGTGCATAGTTCTGTCCAGCCTGTGCAGCCTGCCCACCAAGATTTAAACCTAGTCCTGCTAAGCCAGTAGCTTGCATACCAAGATTTGCACCTGTATTTCCATAGTTAGCGCCCATCTGACCATATTGACCAGCCTGACCTACGGTATTTATTTGGCCTGCACCCGCTTGATTAGCTAAGTTTGCGCCAGCACCAAACTGACCAGGGGTTTGCATTGCATTCAACTGAGTGCCAACGGACTGCTCTAATGGATTCATTTGGGCAACACGACCTGCACCACCTAAACCAGATGCATCTAATGCATTACCAATTGTTGTGGCATAGTCTTTTGAATATAATTCTTGAGCTTTAGGAAGAAGACCTGGAATGTAGTCTGCTGACCCTGGGGTTCCTACTCCTTTATAGTACGGAGCAATTTCTGGAGCTATCGTTGATAAGCCAGAGGTTACGGTATTTGTTGTTGCCATTATCTATTCCTTTATGCGGGCAATGCTGTATTGCTCACTTTACGAACTTGTTTCTTCGTACCATGAGCTTGCTGACGGACACGATCCATCATCTCGTATAATTTTCTAGCCCCTGCTTTAGAAGAGCCACCACCTAATCCAGAAACCACATCTGCGCTTACTACAAATTCGCCATCTGCTAATTTAGCTGGTTGTTTATTACCTATTGTTGCGTCAATATCATCGCTTAAGCCATCACCACCGCCTGATAAGAATCGAGGCATCATTCCGCCTTCTGCAAACTTATATGGATTTCTACGCATAACATCTTCTGCATATCTTTGAGAATCTGTGATTGCTGCTAACTGAGCGTTATAGTCTGCTTTGGCTTTATTGTTTGCGGCATTTGCTTCTTTATTATAGTTATGCAAATCTTCAGCTTGCATTAATCCCATAGTACCACCAAGGGTAGCAATACCAGCGTTTATAGGTTTTGTTATTGCTCCAGACTTAACAAGCGCATCAGCTTGAGCTGTAGCTGCTTTATTGTCAGTAATTAAATCTCCAATGCCAGATCCAGTCTGACTTGCATTATCCATTCCTCTTGATAATGCATCCGTATAGGTGCTTGGAGTAACTGCTGCATTAGCAGTTTCTTTTAATGACTGTATACCACCCTCAATTGGCGAAGATACTGAGTTGTACGCTCTTTCAAATACATTTGGTTGAGTAGCTCTAATATCTGCTATTTCTGAAAGCGATGGTGTAGAGTTAATTGTAGGTGTTGTAGCCGTTGGGTTTGGTGGCCCAATATCAGGGGGAACAATTGGATCCATAGTTACGTTTGGAGTTGGAACATTTGGAGCTGAAACGCTAGGGGTAAGGTCTGCTGCACGAGCATATTCTCCTAACTCAGACATACCATAAGCCATAGCACCGCCCATGAGAGCGCCCTGCATATTAAACTTACGACCAGGATGCATTACTCCAGAACCATTCAAGGCGCCTAAACCAACCATAACTGGTGTAGGAAGACCCATAAAGGATCCAGCAACCTGAGCTACAGTACCCCATCCACCAGGAATGGCTTTTCCTACGGCTTTATCAAGCTGTACAAGCCCTTGACTTACTGGCTGAACTACCGCTTTTTCTACTGGCTGGAAAACTTGAGTTGCAAGATTTTGAGTTTCTTTAACGCCTGGTATTTGAGCTATGGCTTTACCAACAACACTTCCTTTGTTGAAAGGATTTAATGCACCTAGTCCACCAATGAATTCGGGTAAACCCGTAGTAGGGTTAATAGTTCCAGATCCACCCAGTGCTTTAAGCATCTGAGCTTCTTGAGGATTAATATGAGCGACAATAGTGTCACCGCCTCGCCCATGCTTGGGAAGTTCTGATGCTAGCTCTCTGATCCCATGAGCTTGCCCGCCATGTGCGTAATAATTCATAAAAACCTCATTTGGGTAATTTTCGTCAATTTTATCATGATTAGACCGCTTCGCCACCACTGGCGGTAAGGGTTATTCCTGTTGTAGAAGCCTTTGCTTGAATAGAGTCACCCGCATTTAGGATGTGTGTACCCGTCCAATTAAGGGTTGTATTGGCTGCTATGCTGTATTCGTAGTAAATAGCATTAGCTGGGGCTACTGCAACTCCATATGGGACTAAATGGATATTAACGGTGATAGCGGCAGCGGTTGTATTGGCTACAGACATTTGCTTAAAAAACGCCCTAGTTGATGTAGGAGCCGTATAAATAATAGCAATAGTGCTTGTCAGGGCTGCTTGACCTAGTTTTTTGGGGGTAACTACTTGATATTGAGCCATTACATATTCATCCAAATTAAGACTTGTTGTGAGTTAACTTGCTCACCAACTTGTCCGGTAAAGTTATCAACTTGAGAAAAATACAGACGTAGTGCGTTATTTGACTGCTCAAAATAGTTGCGGTCATATACTGGAGGAGAGCCAAGTAGGTTAGGCGCTTTTGACGGGCGTACTGTGTAATCAGCCATTATCGTTTTCCATCTGGTTTAATATCAATACGAGGTGCGCCCAACTGCCAAGTTACGCCTACAGTATTAGATTCAATTCTAAAGCTCATTTGGCGACCCCTGATACGGGTATACACTTGGCCTGTAAATTGCTGAATGTTATAAAACTTCCTAGCGGTATAGTCGTCAGCACTAACTACAGCTGGACTATCTGCCACTCCATAAGCTGATCCAGAGTTTTGACGGGGTTTTATAGTCATAGTTACTGATGGTTGATTAGATATAGATCCGTTAAAGTTAACGTCTGGCAAGATACGCCATACAAATCCAAAGTTATATCCATCCCCAATGTCAAAGTCAGAGGATTGAACATAGGCATCAATTGCTACTGGGGTCTCTCCAGATACATCATCTACCCCATTCTCGTGGTTTAGAATGCGGTTTTGATAGTTTGCTGCCATTGGGTATTGACGAATTCCAGAATCTAGCCATGCAGTTCTACCCATTGTTCCATAGTACCAAGCGTTATCTAAATAGTTATAAATAACATACTTATCTACTACATCAGAATTAGCGGAGCAATAGAACCACCATACCTCGTTGTAACCCTCATTACTACCAGCAAATATTTGATACGCTTGGTCTTGGTTTATGTCATTGAATACAAATTGACGCAACGTACAAGGCAAAGTCTGCACTTGACCATTGTACATATAGAACTTGTCTCTACCCATCCAATAGGTCGTGTTATTAACTGTAATGGCTGCTTTTGGAGATATGGTAGAAATGTTGTCTGCTAATACGTTAAAGCCCCATACATAAGGCGCTCCAAGGTATTGCATGGAATACAAGGTTGAATCAGTCCAAATCAAGATCTCTTGACGGGTTGACAGCGCTTGCATAATATATGAGCCGTTACTCAAACGGAACTCGCCCGCCTGATTAGTGATATCTGGAACCCATTGAAATGCATTAATCTGGTCTGACCAACGAACCAACATTGGATCAAAGTCTGTATTTGGGTTTCCAGAAACATATGAGTTAGAACCCATAGCAATTACAAAACGCTGAATAGACGATGAAAGAACCTGATTGGTTGCAACTGGGGCATATGCGCCAGCTAGCGTTGACAGTAAAACTGCTCTAGCTGATACAGTAGTTGCATTTGACCAGTACGCTATAGCACCGCCTCTTGGAGCGATCAGCAGATCTTCCCCAAAGTTATCATTAGTCCATAGGCGTAACTGTTGTACAACACCAGAGGTATAACCTGATCCCCAAGAACCACGGCTCCACGGGCCTGTACCCCAACCAGTGCCAGTAGTAGCAATATCATTACCAATTGGGTATTCATATTTTATAACTACTGCAGCGCCACCATGACCTGTATTTCCTGCCCCAGGAACAATTGGTAGTGTCACGGTGTAATTGCCAGCACCTTTTCCAGTGACCACAAAGTTTTTATTTAAAACAGTAGCGGTAATATTTCCACCAAGCCCTACTGCCCCAGTAATCGTAATAGAATCACCAATGTTTGGACTATATTGAGCATCAACAATAGTCATGGTGGTATTGCCAGTAGATACTGTAAGAGGGCCGTTTAGAGCAGGACTATCACTGTATATGTAGGGAGTAATGTCATAAAATGCTGTGCCGTATTCAATGTAATACTTTTTACTAGTACCCATACCTAGGTAGTTAGCACCACTTAATGTAGACCAGTTCCACATTGAACGGCAGATTCCAAGATACTGTTCATTTGATAATCGAGTCCAGCCACCAATCTTTTCTGGTTGCCCAGAACGGAAACGAATATGGTCACAATCATAGTACCCGCCCTCATTGGCGTAGTCTGTTGACTCTCTATTGACTCCAGGCCTAAATTGTAGTTTTTGTAATGGCATTCGGGTTTACCCTAGTATTGATAGAGCTTTTGCTATTTTAGCTTTGCGGTCATCCAAGCCAATTAGTCCGCCATTGATGCGCTTAGTCATTGTCTCAAAATCACCGCTATCTGCCAAGCTATTCAAGCCTTTCTTATTCCAAAACCAGCCCGCGCTAAGACATGCCTGTTCTGGTAGGGTTAACAAGTTAGGGGTAGAAATTAAATCAACCCCGATTCCAGAACCGCAATTAGCATAATTTTCCTTGCCAGTAAGCTGTATAAGCCCTCTGCCGTGATATTTCCAGCCATCCCCAGTCTCCTCTACCCCATTTCCCATACGCCCGCCATAGACCTTATTAGCAATCTTGATTGGATCATGGGCATACTTCATAGCTGTCGGCAGATCTGGGAATCGACTAGGCCAGACTCGCATTAAAGCTTCTGGCTTGTAATTGAGGTTCTCTTCAAGAGTCTTAAAATTACCAGATTCATGAGCGCACTGACCAATAAACGCTGCTTGACGCTTAGGTGTGTTGATTTCATACTTATCAAAAGTAGCCTGTAAAGGCTCCTCCCATTTTGGGTCAATACTTAGGGCTTGTAGTGCATTGCTAAGACTCATTATTTCACCATCAAAGAATTATATTTTTGTATAACGGCATTGCGTTCTATTTCCGTGGACTCGCATTGTCTTGCAAACCCGATAAGAACTTCTGCATCTGGTTCAAGTAGTCTGAGTCCCTTACTTGATATTCCAAAGGAGGTATTGGTGTTTGCTGATAGACTGGGGTTGTGCATCCCCCTAAGCATGCTAACAGCATTGTCATAACGAGTCTGTAATTCATCTTTCGCTTTCTGAGTGTTTTGGGAAATTACTGCTTGTTTTTGGACTACTTGTGCCGTGTGTTCAAATGCCTTTTGGTTTACTTCTGCTAATGCCGCTTTGTAGTGGTTGTCTGTAATGGCATACCCTGAGTAGGCTCCAAAAGAAAAAGCCCCTATAGCAATTGCCGCATAGATATAGGTAGAAGATCCACCAGTAACAAAGCTAAACAAAAGGTTAGTTATATTTTTAAACATTATTTATTATCTGGCTCAGCACCAGCCATTTGTTTACCAGCTACAGCAGCGGCTCCAGAACCAGAAACAATCCCTAAAGAAGCTGCAAGCTCAGTCAAGCTGATTTCTTTGCCAATATAAATCATATAAATTGCTGCGCCGCCAACTAAAATAAACCCAAGCATCCACGCCCATTTTGCAATATCGTGTGTAGAGTTATCTCGTCCTGTCAAACAATGTTTTAGTATGTCATTCATATTTTATACCCCCAAGTCAAATACCAAGCAATAACCGCAGCTGCTGCAAAGCAATAAAACTGTACTCGCCTAACTTCTTTAACATCATGTTGAAAGGCTTCCTTGTTTTTGCGCTCCATGTTTTCAATATCCAATTTAATCTTTAATACTGCTTCCCATTCTTTAGCACCGTACTTCTTTACAAAATCTATCTTAAGGTTTGCTTCTTTATCGCTAATTTGTTTCTTGTGCTTCCAATCTTCTAGCGCTTTAATTAATGCAGTTTCTTTTTTAAACTCTGCTTCTCTTTGCGCCCTACGTCTTTCTTGTGCTTTCTTTTGGGCTACATCTATGCCATCTTGTTGTATATCTTCAATACTTTTAGATAGCCCTTTGCTAGCCTCCCGACTCGCATCAAGGCTTCCACTAAGAGTCTTTACTCCTTCGGATAAACCAAATGGATCTGACATGGAACACTTTTATTTCATCCCTTTAATGTTGCGATTTCTGCCGCTTGTGCGTCAACTTTTGCGCTAAGTTCTTGAATAGCTTTAACTAAGTATGCTGTTAGGTTAAGGTCAAGCGCTTTAATTGTTTTTTGACCTTCAGGCATATATTGTTTGTATTTTTTTGGAATCTCAGTTTCAACAGTATGACCGGGGAAAACTGTTTCAAATTCTTGTGCAATAAAGCCAGTTTGAGTTTCACCTAATTTATCTTTGTATTCAAAATGAACTGGGTTTAAAGCATTTAATTTATCTACTGCATTTGTTATTGAGTGTAAATTTGTTTTTACATTTGTATCAGATACAGTTGACCAGTTGGGCGAATTGCTAATTTGGAAGGGGCCTGCTGTTGAAAAATAAACAGAAGCAAAAGTTCCACCTACATTAAAGTAAAAAATATTACCGCTGCCTGTGGATGAAATGGTATTGACAGAAGTACCAATACCAACATTATTAGATTGAAGTGCTGCAAATCCACTTGAGGCTGTGCAATTAACATTTCCAGTAAATACAGCGCCATTTAATAAAGCATACCCAGTAAGAGCAGAAGAAGTAATAAGTGAGTTACCGCTAACCGTAGGGGCTACACCAAAAGTAACTGGGGTTGCATTGGTAAATGAGTTTATACCGCTAAAAGTATTGTTACCTGACTGAGTTGCTCCAGTAAATGTTGTCCAAGTAGGAGGCGATGTTCCATTACTTGTTAAAAACTGTCCAGAACTTCCAGCTAAAGTAAATCCAGTAGTATTCGGGCCAGTCTGATATGCAACTTGACCAGCTAAACCACCAGCTAAATTACTTGCTAATGTAGCTGTACCTGATGGATTCCAATATGGAGCTAGCCCAGCGCCAGCAGTAGTTAATACATAACCAGCTGTACCCGGAACCAAGTAAGAAGTAGTGTTAGGAGCAGACTGGTAAGGAATATAACCAGCAGCACCGCCTGGCAAGTTAGCAACAGTGGATGCTACTCCAGCCACATCAACATAGTTAACTGCTTGAGTAGATGTACCATTAGTATAGATGGTCATTGTTACGCCGTTAGGAATTGTTACGGCAGTACCGCCACTTGGCTTAATAGTTACTGATCCACTCGTTAAGCTATTAGTAACAATATAGGTCTTTTGCTGACCAGCTGGGAGAATGACGCTATATCCACCGCTACTTGCTCCAGTAATAATCAGTACCGCATTACGGGCTTCATCTGAAGCACCATTAAGATTAGTAAGTACGCGATCAGCAGAACCAGTCAT